AGGCTTATTATCAGGTAATGTACCTGTTAATCCGAATTTATTATTTGTATTAATTTCATTAACCATTTTGCTAATTTTATTAGATTTTTTTATTGTATGGCATTCGTCTACTACTAAAGTATCTACATATTTTATCCAATCATTATCATTAAACTGACTTTGCAAAATACCTCTATTAGCTATAATACAGTTTGCAGTTAAATCTGGTTTTATTTTGCCGGTCCACCTGGTAAACTTAAATCTAACATTATATTCTTCAAAATCTTTATAAGTTTGATTAACTAATCCTAAATCAGGTACTATAATTAGTATTTTAATTTTAGGGTTATCCTTAAACATACTCATTAATAATGATGCTATAGTTAACGTTTTACCTCCACCTGTACCAAGTTTAATAATACCTCTACCAAACTTTAATGCATTTTCAACTGATGTTAATTGATAATCTCTTAGAGGAAATTTAAGTAAATTATATACTGAATTTAATTTATAATTGTTAGGTTTTACAACATTTAATACTTCATCCTGAATATCAATATTAATATCCGGATACTCTTTTTTTATAAAGGTTAATATATCAAAGAATAAACCTGGTTCAAATAAACCTGTAGGTGTTATGCAATATATTCTTGGATTAGAATAATATCTAGCTCTACCTCTTAATCTAAATCTTGCTGTATCATCTTTAACACTAAAATGTTCTCTAATATCATCTAAATTATCGGTTAAAAGACGTATCTTGCTTTTATCTAATTTAAATTGTATCATAATTGCTCCATTTTCATTATTTCAATAATATTTTTTATATCAAAACCTACAGCACTAAAAGTTTTTTCAGTTTTTTCTAAAAATTCTATAATCAATTCTTCATCATTAATTTTATTAGATATTTCTATCATTTTTTCATGCTTATAACTTGCTTTTTCAGCAACTGGTATAGTAACTTTTACTGGGCTTTCTTCAACTATTTTTTGAACTACTTCTTTCTTAACTACATCTCTTTGTTGTTTTAAACTTAATAAATTTTTCTTATGTCTTATTAATTTAGATACCCAATAATGTTTACGAGCTGGGGTACGCATTGAAGAGTCTTTTAAGTTAAATTCATTTATTTGTAAATCTTTTTCTATTTCATCTATATATTGATCTAATAAACTCACCTATTAATTATAAATACTAATATGAAGAAAACAACTCTGTTTGAAAAAGCATTTTTAGAAAAATTAAATCCTAAAAAACACGATGCCGGCGATTACGTTAAAGATTTTCAAAAATCTAAAGCACCTCAGTTTAAAGGTAAATCTAAAAAGAAAAAAAGAGAAATGGCAATAGCTGCTTATTTAGATGCAAAAGAAGAAGATGAAAATACTGTAGGTGGTGGAGCTCTAGGACCAACAGCAGCCGCAGGTTATGGAAATACAGTTAGTGGTACACCCGGTACTGATGCATATGCAACAGGAGATTTTAGAAAACCAGTAGCTTTAGGAGCTACTATTTCTAGATTTGGTAAAGTAGGTAAAAAACGTAAAACTAGAAAACGCAAAAATAAAAAGTAAATATCTTAATGGATAGTGGTCATTGGGATATAAAAGGTGATATACCTCAAGATCCATATGGGTTTGTATATGAAATTATTAATACTATAAATGACAAATCATATATTGGTAAAAAACAAATGGTTCGTAAAATTAAACGAAAACCATTAAAAGGTAAAAAAAGAAAAAGAATAGATTATATTGAAAGCGATTGGAAAACTTATACAGGTTCATCCGATATATTAAACAATGATATAGAAAATTTAGGTAAAGATAAATTTAAATTTAATATATTATTATTCTGTAATAGTAAATTTGAACTTAGTTATTATGAAGCAAAAATACAATTTGAAAAAGATGTTTTACTAAATGAAAAATATTATAATGGTATAATAAATTGTAGAATAGGAAAAGCTCCTAGAATATTTCTGGAACAGTATTATAATAGAAATAATGATGGCTGATTTATATATAGAAAATTATGATTTTACTATTATTGACTTTAATGATTTACTTATAAATGATATACAGGCTAAAATAATTAATTCTTTACATGAATATAATTTATTAGATAAAAGTATTAATAATTTACAAGTTAAAAAATTTATATATCATTACACGATATATAGTATATGTGAAAAGTTATTAGAAGATAAAACTAAATCTATAATTTACTATAACTACACTCAATTAGATGATTGTGAGCTATTTAAATATTTTAAAGAAAATGAAATATTATCTTTCTTTACTAATTTTTTACGTAAAGTGGATAAAATATTACCTTTAAAAATCTTTATAAGTAAATATTCAATTTTATATTTAGATCATTTAATTGATATAAATGATGGTAAAGCTCAAACTACTATAAACTCTATGATTAGTAAGATTAATAATATGGATATAAGTAAATATACTTTTTCTGAAGTTAAAAAATTTACAAGACGTTATGAGCTAACATTTTTAAATAAAGATTACTTCAATAGACTATCCACAAAACTACTTCTAATTAGATAAATAATAATATGGATAAGTTTACTCAACTAGCTAATGGCTATATTAATAAAATAGATCAAGTTGCTATAAAAGAAGATAATGAAATACAAACTTTAGCTAAATCAAGTGGTTCATTTGGAGATTTTATGAGAAGTCTTCAAGGTAAGACTATTCAAGATATATTAGATGCAGCAAGTTTCGCAAGATTATATTCTATGAATAAGCATGGTATGACTGGAGCTGCTTATGATACTAAAAATCCTGATGTATTGTTAAATAAGTTTTTAACTAATCTTAGTGATTTTGTTAATCAAGATGTAAGTAAAATACGTTCAGGAGCAGCTGAAACAGATGAGTTTAAAAAGAAGTATGATTATGAAAGTCATCTTGAAAGAGAAAAAGAACGTAAAGATCTGTTCATGCAAGTCATGAAAGAAAAGGATCCAGAAAAAAAGTCTAAATTAAGACAAAAGGCACACGCTTTTAGAAATAACAGTCAATACGCCGATGCAAGACAAGAACTTTATGATAAAGAAGATAAATTAGTAGATCAGTTTCATAATTCAAAAATACAACCTGGACAATTTGTAAATGATGGTAGTGAAGAATACGCAGAATTAGAAAAAATGTTTAATAAATTATTATCAACTAGAAAAATTGAAGATCAAGAAGTACTTACCAAGGATCAAGAAAAAGCTTTAAATATAGCTCAAAAATTAGCAACATCACCTGAAAATATGAAAGTTTTTGGAGTTGGTATCGGAGAGGACCCTCAAAAAGCAATTAATAGAGTTTATGGTAAAAAAATGAAGGAAATTGCTAAAAAGATAGAAAATATTAAATTTTAAAATGAAAAAATTCCTTAAACAGTATAATAAAATTTTAGAACAAGACGAAGTACCAGCTCCGCCTGCTGAACCTGTTGTAGGTGATCAAGCTTTAGCAGATACCCCTGAACCGGAACCAGAAGTAAGTCAATTATCGCCTGAAGGAGAAGTTTTACTTGTAAGATTAATTAAAAAAGCATTAGTTACTAAAATAGAACCAAGTGATATCGAATCATTAAGTGAATTATCTGACATAAATGAAGTAAATGCAAAATCTTCTTTAGAAAAATTAATAAACATAATGAAAAAATATTCACAGGATATTGACGTAACAACATGAGCTGGAAATCATTAGATGAAATTTATTTAAAAGAATCTGCTAATAAAAAAGTAGATTTGTTGCCCCGTCAAAAGGTTAATGTATTTTTTGAAGATAATAATTTGTTTAGAGGTGAAGGCGATAATTATGAATTTGTAGGGGCCGTAGATGATAAAGATTATAGAAAAATAGTTAATATAGTTAAAAAAGAAGGCGATAAATCTATAGAAAAATTAGTACAACAATCAGGATTTGTAGATCAAACCCGTTATATAAAGAATTTTTTAGCTGATTTTGATGTTAATTATGGGGAAATAGAAATATTATCACAAATAAAACAAAAATTAAATAGTATTACCGGTAGTATAGGCGGTGCCCAAGGAGAATTTAGTTTGCATCAAGTAATATTTCCAATTTTAGAAAAAATATTAGCTAATGAAACCTCTGAAAAAATAGAACAATTTTATAATTCATTATTTGTAAAAAGTTTTTCGGAAGGTAACGTTAGTGTTGGTGATGGAGAGTTATTATTAAGTTTATTTACTGAATGTTTTAAAGGTGATGTTGGTGATTTAAAAACACCAAGTGGTCTAAATGTAGAGTTAAAAGTTGGTAAAGGTAGAATTATAAGTGCAAGAGGGGGAGGCTTTAAAAATGATCTTAATAAACTTAAAGAGTTTGCTCAAAAACCTGATTTAACTGTTGAAGATTTGCAAGAAGCTAAATTTACTGGCGATGTAATGAAAAAAGCTTTTTCTAATATTTCTATATTACAACAGTTCATAGGTGAAAATGTAACTGATCCAAATCAAAGGATGCAACATTTTGCAGGTATAATGTTAAATGAATATGGTAAAGAAGGTTTTGATATAGTAATGTTTGTTTACCAGAAAGGATTTACTAGAAAAGCTGGCGAATTTATGGGAGAAGGTTCATTTGATAAAGCAAGATATTTAAATGTAACTAATTATTCAAATATTTTAAATGCTATCAATAATAACTTTATAGCTTTTGATTTTGACGGTGATGGAGTATATATAGGTTACCCGGGTAGTAATGTAAATGCTAAATTTAAGAAGGATTTAAAACTTTCATGAAGAATTTTAAACAACATCATAACGTTATCTTAGAGTTTTTTGATGCTATTGATGGCGCTGTAAAGCATATTGACCATTTAGAAGAAAATATACTTAATAAAGGTAAACAAGGTGTTATAGAAGCTATTAACCAAATAGAATCATCTATATCTTATTTTGTAGATGAATCTGATTATAAAATATCAACTAAGTTTGATGGAGCACCTGCTATAGTTGCTGGGGTCGATACAAAAGGTAAATTTTTTGTAGCAAGTAAATCTGCTTTCGCTAAAAATCCTAAAATTAATTATACTGAAGAAGATATTACTGAAAATCACGGTACCGGGGGATTAGCTGATAAATTAAAATTAGCTTTAAGATATTTACCTTCATTAAATATAAAAGGCATTTATCAAATGGATTATATGTTTGATCCGCAGATGAAAATAGTTGAAACCCCCGAAACTATAGATGGTGTTAAAAATGAAAATAAATTTTTAACCTTTACCCCTAATACAATTAAGTATGCAGTTACAGAAGATAGTCCTTATGGTAAAGAAATAAGTACTTCTAAAATAGGAGTTGCAATACATATTGAATATATTGTAAGAAATGGTATCTTAAAAGTTAAAAAATATACTTCTGATCCAGAAGAGTTTTCTAAATCTAATACAGTTTTTGTATTTAACGTTTTAGCAAATAAACCTAAAAATGATAAATCGTCTTTTAGTAAATTATTATTAAGAGATGTAAAAGCTAAAAAAACTAAGCTTTTAAGATTAGCAGATAAAGTAGATTTTAGTTTATTAGATGACTTTACCGGTACTTTAAAATCATATATAAATTCAGAAATAAGATCTGGTAGATTTTTAGAAGATACTTCTATTTCTACTGAAGAATATATAAATTATATTACTAATAGATTTACAAAAGATTTAGAAAGACTTAAAAGTGAAAAAGGTAAAGCTAAAAAGACAGAGCAAATGAAAGCCACATTAAAATCTTTACAAAAATTAAAACCTTCTATAAAAAATGCATTTGAAATTACTAAAATAGTGGCTAATTTAAAAAATAATTTAATAAAAATTTTCAATGAAATAACTAAAAATGATTTATTAGGTACTTATCTTGAAGAAAGTCCTAACAATTGGCAAACTACTGCGCCGGAAGGTTTTGCTTTATCAAAAGTAACAGCTGATGGTGCTGAAATAACTAAAATGGTAGATAGAGAAGAATTTAGCCGAGCTAATTTTGGTACAGGTAAACCAACTTCACCTGAAAGTCAAGAATCTTATATAAGTAATCCTCCTATTTTTAATAGAGGTGAAGGTACCCGTCTTCAAACCCATCCAACAGGTAAGAAAAAAATCGGTTCTTTTAATGAAATGTATAGAATGTTAATGTTAAAAGAGTTTGAAGATGCAGAAGATTTAAAAAAAACATTAGTAATTTATCCGGGTAGATTTCACCCATTCCATAAAGGGCATGCATCAGTTTATGATAAATTAAAGAAACAATTTCCTACTGCTGAAGTTTTTATTTCTACTTCCGGTAAAACTAATGATGATAATTCTCCGTTTGAATTTGAAGAAAAGAAAATGATGATTCAAAGTGCGGGAATTGACCCTAATTTTGTTGAAATGACTAAGAATCCTTATTTAGCTGAAGAAATAACTAAAAAATATGATTTAGATAATACTAAAGTTATATTTGCAGTTTCAGAAAAAGATATGGAAGGTGATAGACCTAGATTTAAATTTGGTTTAAAGAAAGACGGTACACCAAGCTATTTTCAACCATATGATAATAATAAAAAATTAGAAAATGCTTCAAAGCATGGTTATATTGCAACTTTACCTACTATGGATTTTAATATCCTTGGTAAAGATATAAGAAGTGCATCTCAAATCAGAGAATTATATAAAAATTCTGATGAACAAGGTAGAAGAGATCTAATTATTGATCTTTACGGTTCAATGGATGAAGAGGTTAAAAGAATATTTGATAATAAATTAATCTAAGCGCCGAAACCGGTTTCTTTAGCAGTTTTAGTCATTTCATCATCATCTAATTCTATACTTTCATCTTCTCTATCTTCTTCATCGCTATAGCAAGGCTCTCTAGTAGGAAAATTATCTTCATAATCTAGATAATGATATACTGATGATAGATAATCAGCTGCTTTTGTAATTTTACTTGCTACCCAGCCTTCAAGATAATCACTTTCTGGGTGATTACCTATATGGTGGAATAATTTTGCAGCATATTCATTAGCTTTTAATAATTCTAATCTTGCCATATCTAATTCACCATCATAAATTGTTTTACCTTCACTATCCCCTTCTTTATTACAACTGCAGTCATCACCGCAGCCAGATTCTTCTGGTTCACCTGCTTGAATAAATACTGTTTCATCTTCAATGGGTGGTTCAGTTTTTTTCTTTAATGGTTTC